TCCTTATTTAAATGAAGGCATCTTGTCTAGCGTTTCATCACCAAACACGCCCCCTACATAACTGGTGCCAATGGGCATTGTGGTAGGCCGGCCCTTAGGCTGATCGTCTACAATTTCATTGGTTGCGGTCTGGATCTGTAGATGTGCTTTTTCGTCTTGTACCCGTTCAAGAAATTTAATTGCATCTTTATAACGGTTACGTACTTCTTCAGTGGGCTGCTGGTAATAAAGCCGGTAACGGGCAATATCACAGGCCATGCGGTTCAGATTACTGGGCACATTGGGAAAAGGCAGAGGATAACGGCCACCGATATAACCGTTAATCTCTTCTGCTGCATCCTGAAGTGCTTCATTGATAGAAGCTGCTGCATCTGCATGCATCAGCTTTAGTTCTTCAATGTCATCAGCAAACCGCTTCACCATGTCTGCTTCTGTTGCGTACATAGATCACCTTACTTGGCTGCATCAGCACCCTGTTCAGCTGGCTTGTCACTGGTCTTAGACTTAGACGCTGACTTGGCCTTTTCAAGCTCAACCACCTTTGCTTTGAGCTCAGCAATTTCCTGCTCAGCTTTAGCTTTGTCATCTGCTAAGGTTTTATTAGCCGTTGTCAGCTCTGCATTGGCTTTTTCAAGCTCAGCCAAACGTGCAACGGTACCCTCTGCTTTAGGCTCTTCCGGCTTCTGATATTCTTCAATAGCCCCAGATGCTAAAAGGGCCTGAAGTTGTTTAGCTTCAAGCCCTTCTATTTCCTGACCTGGACGGAAATGTCCGATCGACTGTCTTGCAATATACTTTGGCATTGAGTTCTCCTTATACAAAGCCACGACCACCCACTAAACCGTTCTTGTTGTTTGGAACAGCCAGTGGAGAGGATTCAGCGAGTAATTGAATGCTTGAAGGATTCTTTTCTTGCCATTGGCTTAAATAGAACTCTAGAGCCTGACCGAATGCTTCAACGTTTTGCAATGCACAATGTGCGATCCATCCATTAGCATCAGAAATCAGACCAAAGAAATCTTCAGGGATAAAGCGTTCGGTACTCCCCTCCATACTATGCTTAGCGTCATAGGTCCAGATTTCGATATTGTCCACTGTGCCTCGGAATTGTGGCTTATCAGATTGGTCAAAGGTTGGAGTGAGCGGCACACTGATCCCTTTATACGGCGTAATGAATTTCTCATTAAACTCAGGATCTTTAGTTAATGTGTTGTACACCTTAGAAGTGGTTAATGCCATGATTGGTGATGTACCTGAATGTTCAACAGCCAAGTCAATCATCGCCTGAATATCCTTAACCGGTGTGGCTCCTGCTTGTCCCCATTTAATTAGAGGTATGAAGTTACAGGCCGGGTTCCGCTCATAATCCACTTCGTACATCGGGAAATCTGCTGAGGCAAAAGTAGTCTTACCATATAGCAGTACATCACGGGCAATCAGCAGCTTCCGGTTTTCAATAGATTGACGCAGGTACAGAGCCTTTTGTGCCTGGTCGATTAAGAGCAAGTCTGCATCAGACAATCGATTTGAGCCTGTAGCAATCACACCATAACGGCGTAGTTGTGAAATCAGCGCCGTATTTTGTACTTCGCTTGGCATCACCGTCATCATCGGTTTTAAATAAGCCGGTTTCACGAATTTAACGTTACCAGACTCACCTACTTTGATTTGGCGACCAGCTGCTGTCGGAGTGACAAAAGGTGCAAGTGGGGTTGCGGTGTTCAGCTCACCAACAGGAACTTCTTTTTTAGTGTAGGACACACGTTGTGGGAAGAAGCGATCCATTAACCAGGTATCTACCTTTTGAGTAGTGTCGGTCAGCAGCACCAGCTGTGGTACATCCAGCAACTCAATGGGTGCATTTTGAAATGTAAAAGTTTGACTCATGTCTTAGTTCCCCACCACTTTACGAAGTTCGATTTTATTAACCAATGCCTGCGCACGTACTGCATCATATTGAGCAATAGTTAGCGGTGTTCCATTCACTGTGACTACTGCAATATCAAATGCCCCTTGCACGTAAATCGGCATTTCGAGACTATGGTTGGCATGGTAGGTCGACTGCTCTGCACTCATGTCTGCCAGTGCAATCGCATTCCACTCACCTACTACGTTTTCAGTTACCGTCGGGTGATCTGCTACATTGTTGGCATCGACGTATAATAAATCCCCACGTAAATAGATGACTCCTGTTTTAGGTTTGGCATTCTCGGTACGAATACCATCACCGACCACCAACTGTTTATTTTCAATAGTTCCAGTTATTACTTGGCTCATGATTTAATCCCCTGTTGTTGTGCTGCGGCAAACTGGTTAAATGCCTGGTCCAGTGCCGAACCTTGTGCCTGTTGTCCCTGCTGTCCACCTTGGCCACCGGTAGCTTGATGCTGGAACAGATAAGCCGTTGCAGGATTTACAACTGGTGTTTGTGGCTGTTGGCCAGCTGGTGGTGTTTGATTACCTGTCGAGAACTGTCGAAGCTGCTTTGCAGTAAAGGCAAAAATGGAATCATCCATATTGGTATATGTAGTTTTATCGTCAGCACTGAATTGTGTTTTCAGCTCTATTTCTAAAGCTGCAATCTCATCAGCACGTTTCTGTGCTTTAAACTGTTTCAGCTCTTCTAGCGCATCATCACGCTCCTTTTCTGCCTGCTGTTTGGCCTGTTGTGCTTTTCCTAGTTCGGTCACGTCTGTGTCCTCTTCTGGTGGTTGATTGGAGTTAGGTTTGCCTGAGAAGGCTTTGATTGATGTATTTCGATCAGCACCGGTAGAGCAGATCGTGAATTCACGAATACGGTTGTTACGAAAAACGGCGATAGGTCCGGTAAATGACTGACCATTAACCACAACGGTCTGGCCTGTATTTACCTCTTCAACTGAACCCGGATCAATAAACATGGACATTTGAAATGGAAACTCGTCATCAGAGTCCTGGACAATCTCCTTGGCCCGTTCATTAGTCAGGAAGTGTCCTTCTACATCGATCTTTCCATTTGTATCGACTTTTTTAACTACACCGATCCGATTAGAGCCGAAGTGCTCTTCCAGCAATGCAGTAGGTGAATCAATTTCGATACCCTGAAGATCAAAGACCACCCCGGTACGGCCCCAATACCAGTGACCATCTACACGTCCACCGCTATACGCCGTACCTTTAAATATGCGCTTTTCTCCCTCTTTGGCCTGAGGTACTTCAATGGCTGATGTATTAAATAGAAACTTCAGCCGTTCTTCATTTGGATCTGGCATTTTTCATGCTCCATAAAAAAACCGCCCCATAAGGAGCGGTTTAGAATTTTAAAACTCACTTTAACTTCAAAGCCTCATCTCTAAAATCATTTATAAACTTTTTAGCCTCTGAATATGTTGTGTCAGTAATTAAGTAATAAAATCCAAAACATAAAAGTATAAAGGACCAAAGAACTAGGATTGTAATGGTTAAAGGATTAGGCCAATTAAAATTAATATTTAGAAATTCTCTAATTGAGTTAAACCAAAATATCAAAAAAAGGCCTGGCATTACTGTTAATCCATAAGCTAATAAATAGCGAGCTCTTTTCCAGAGAGAATATTCAAATGATATATCGATGATATTATTTTCATCATCTCTACCCAATTTAATAAATCTTTTCACTGATATATAACTCTTGACCCAACATTCCATATTCTCGAACTGTCTAAAATAAATGGCTTCTCTAAAACCAATTTTTTTACTTTGGAACAGCTGTTGTGCTACTCGATCTTTTATCAAGTTAGGTTCTTTAGAGTCTATTAATGCTTCGAATTCTTTTGCATTTTTTACATCATCAGCAAATTCCTCTTTTGGATGTTTACGAATTGAATTTCTAGAGCTAAGGTGCGCTACAAATAAAGGAACTAAAATTGACCCTAAGACAGTTACTATTTTTAAGAATGTTTCCATAAGAAATTAAATGAATTATTTTCGACTTAATCTAATGCAGAAATCTAATTCTTGAAAGCTTTTAGTGTATAAACCATCTGACCATTTACTATTTGACTTGAAACTACCTGAAAAGATATACCTAAGGGAAACAGTACGCCTTGCCCTGCATTTAGCTTTTCCAGATCAATACCTAACCCTTTAGCATTCTCTATCTGAATCACAATATTTGAGCCAGAACCTGCAAGCAGTAACGGCGCATCCAGTGTAATGACCTTACCTATCTCCAATGATGCAGCATAGGCTAGTGAAGCTGATCCGGCCACTGTAGTTGCACTATTTGATGCTACTGCCTGTAGCCTGCCTAAATCCTCCTTCAGCCAGCGCTTAAGTACATCATCAGCCAATGAGCCTGTAGCAGAGTTTAAGTAACTGGTCAGTGCAACATCATTTCCCTGCACATAGTCCAGAAAAGTACGAATCGCACTTGGCCGGATATCTGGATCAAGTGGAATTACCGTATTGGTCACCGTATCGAATAGATCCCGAGTTTTATCATCCATCGGAGCAAATAAACTGGCCAGTTTTTTACTTGCTGTCCACTCAGCCTTGATGATCTCTTTCTGCTCCAGCAAAAACGCTTTATCCAGGTCAGAATCCAGAAT